TAGATTCACATCTCTACTGCCGGGGTTCCTTGTTGAAGACCCACCGGGGGTACCACCGAAACGTGACTGTTGCCGCGACCTTGCGGCATTCATTCCCGCCGATGCTCGCTGAAGCTCGGGATTACGTCCAGAGGGAGCTTGGCCCCCCGCTCGCGTAGCTCTGGGTGCCCCTATATTACCAGCTCTTGCAGCCGCTCTTGCAGCGTCCATTGAGGCCATAGGACCGCGAGAAGGACCGCGAGAAGGACTACTAGAAGGACCGCGAGAAGGACCGCGAGAAGGACCGCGAGAAAGGCTACTGCCCCGGCGTGAATATTTACTGCGGTTAAATGCCATGTTAATACTCCTTAGACCATGCGGCCTCTTGTTTTGCCTTTAACGGCGCATCCATCAATCGAGCCGCCTACTCTGTACTTCATCACACCGCCAGCTTTCATACCGATAGACCCATCATCAGGATCTGATGGAGCCTCTTTCTCACCTTTACGCAGAGGGGGTAGTACAAGTTTTTTAGGCTTAGTCTTCTTCTTAGGCTTTGTGGGCTTTGCAGAGCCGCCATCGGGGTCTTGTGGTACTTGCATACCTTCACGAAAAATTTTAGACATATCAGATCCTTAGCTAGTTTTTACCAAACCTTGAGAGATAAGTCGGTCAATTTTTTCTTCCAACTTATTAAAACGTTGATCGATATGGCTAGTAATTCGATCAACTTCTGCTTGAGTAACGTTATCACGCGCTACCTCCTCACGTGTTCTGTTTAATAGTATGCTTAGTCGTCCGAGTTCAGCGAACTTCTCTTTCATAATATATCCAAGCAACCCTATAAACACGGTCAATAGCCCTGACCAAATTAGGCTAACGTCTAACATCTCAGCACTTCCAAGCTCTAAGGCTCTTGTTTATACGACTGTTCGGGTCCTTGGCGGTCTTGGAACTCGTAAGTTTCTTCTTCATTCCAGACATCCTTGCGCAGAAGGACTTTCGCCTCGCTGCGTCTTTGTCGGTCTTTGGTTCCGGCGCGGGGGCTTTCAGCCCCGGTTTCCCGGGGTTGGCTTTGTTGTAAGAGGCGCGCCCTTTGGCGTTTAGACCGCCCTTCTTGGACTTGCCCTCTTTGCGTGTCCATGCCGCTGGCTTAGCCATAGAACACCATTACTGAAGCAACAGTAGTCACATCAGCATAGACATTGGTCTGGAACAGTAAGCCTTCACCGGGGAACTCGATATAGTCTGAAGCCGTAGCCCCGGACAGAGTATTTAACGTAACCTTTATTTGTCCAGATGCGCCGCCATCACGTAGGACAACAGTACCCGCCCCTGCAGCGGGCACGATATAAACGGCTTTAACGCGAGTACGGGCAATAACGCCAGCGTTTTGATCCAGCATTTGTCCGTCTGTTGTACGGACTGCACTGGCAAGAACATCAGTTTGCATAATTAGCTCCTTAAAACAATAAAACCCCGTTGTCGGGGTGAGCTAATTAGGCGGGCGTAACGGCAGTAGAAGCGTCTGAAACAACCCAGTCGTCGGCAGCGGCTGAGCCAGTAGCGACGTAGATTAAGCCGGTCGTGAGGTCTACAACCATCTTACCTGCTACTTTGAATTGGGTGTTAACTGCGGCATCTACGTCACCAACGATGGCGGCGGTAGAAGATTCGAGAACAAAGCCGTTAGTAGATACTACTGGGCCTGAAAATGTGGTCGTTGCCATGATATTTCCTTACATGCAAGTGTGGCGTATCTGTCTGCATGTCGTCAGCCGGGACTGTCAGATACACCGGATAACCCCGGGATAAACGCATATTACATCAAAAGAAAAGGGAGCACAAGGCCCCCTTTTCAGTTTTTCATCAGTTTGAACCTGATGAACCCCACATACCGAGGGGATCTGACCAGCCGAAGCTGTAACGCTCACGAGCCTTGTAGCGAACGTTGCCAGTATCAAAGTCGCCGTCCATAGACGTAGACATTGGGGTACGGACAAAGTGCTTCAGACCGTTAGGAACGTCTGTAGTCAGGAACCAACCGTTGGTGTCGGTCAAGAAATGGTTCACGGTGGTGCCACCGGGAATTGAGCCCATGTTCTTCAACGCGTTGATGTCGTTGTCGGCAGTACCGACGCGTGCGTCAGTCTTTAACAGACGGTCAGCAACAAACATCAATGCAGGAGGAATCACCAACTTCTGTGGCTTAGCAGCGATCAACAGACCACGCTCGTCCGTCCAAGCGGCGATTTGGATAACGGCGGCTTCCAAAGAAGTCTCGTTCAAATCTACCTGAACAGCAGCGGTGTTTGAGTTCGTGCCACCACCAACGGTTGGGTGTGCTGTGCTAAACAAAGCAACACCGTCACCACCAGCATAGTTGCCATCGAAACCGTTGTTTAGAACGGAAGCGGCTTTAACTTGCTTGGTGTAAGACATAGCGCGGGCCAAAGACTTCGTGTAGCGGGCAGACAAGCTGTCATACAAGTTATCTTCAACAGCTTCTTCCGTGATGGAGAAGCCCAGCGCGATTGTCTCGTGGCTATAGCGGGTAGACCATGCTTCCTGCGCATTGTCATAAGCGATGGCAGAGCCTTCAGCCTTAACAGGTGCAGTGCCGAAGCCAGATAGCTTGGTCTCTTCCTCAAAAGAGCGGTCTGAAGATTCAGTTTCGTAAATCTCTTTGTGCTCTTCGCCATAACGAGCGTACTCCATGCCGAACAATGCGTTCAGGCCGGGAAGGAGTTCTTTAAGTAGTTGACTACGTGAAATTGCCATTTTTAATTACTCCTTACAGGCCAACTGCATTTGTCATGCTGTTGTAGCCGGGGTTAAACTTAACCAACACGTCGGGGAATGCGTCACCAATAGGTGAAACAGCAGCCACGATACGGAAGGCAGCGGTAGTAGTTACAGTGGTTGACTCCAAAGCGCTAGTAGAGTTACCAGTACGGGTGTTACCAGTAGAGGTGCTCTGAGCAGCAGCGAAGAACGTGTTTGCACCGATGTCAGACTGGTCGATTACACCGTCCATCTGAGCTTGGAACAATACGTTTGGATCGTCTACGACAAGAGCTGTAATTACGCCACCAGCAGTGCCAGATGGGTAGTATTGAGCTTGTACGAGCTGACCCGACGAGTTTGTGTACTCGCAACCAACGAACACGCCCAAAGAACCAGTCAAATTTGTACCAGTTGGGAATGCGTTAGTTGTGCCATCGGCACCAGTAGCAGTTGAAAGTGCGATGTAACCATCGGCACCGATGTGAACGACTTGGCCGTAGAAAAGGTTTGTGCCTTCTCCAGCGGGGTCGATCAGGTACTGGGATGTCGCCCCAGCGTAGGCCATACCGTCGGCACGTTTTACCGGCTTTAGGCCGTAGGGAGCAGCTGTAGTAGCCATGATGCTCTTCCTCCAGATTCATTTACTATAACAGTAAAGAGCAGCTGCTCCTTACCAGATGATTACCGCGAACTACGCTCTGGTCTAAGCATAGGCATACGCGGGTCAGACTCACGCATATAGTTTCTATCGACAGCTTCAGACTGATTTTGTGCAGACTCAAGTTGGCCGTAGATGCGGTCGTCTCGTAGCTCGGTCGGGATAGCGCAAAGCAATAACCCACCAACTTCGATATTGTCCTTAAAGCGAGAATCAATATCTGACATGATGTGTAGCTCAGGATAATCCACTGCCTTTACAGGCACATAGCCATCACGGAACCGTCCAGATACGTTTGTCATATCTGCATTACCCAAAGTAGATGTGCGAATCCAACGGAAGGAAAGCCCGTCACGTGGTTCGGGGGTAGGCAGCATTGACGAACGCTTCCAAGGTTTACGACGTTCACCCATTTCACGGGTTTCGGTTGTGCGTGGTTTACGATCAGCCATTTTGCATATCCTTTAGCTTTTGCGCCGCATAATCTTTATTAGATATTCCGAGACGCTTGGCGATTGCGGCCTCAGACGAGGTAATGACAACTTTGTTGCGTGATGAGGCGGTACTTCTACCCCCCGGGGCCACCACGGAGCCAGCCTTACGTTGTGGTTGTCGAACCTCGGGTTCCACGCCCGCAAAGCGATCTGGGTAACGAGACCGCATGGCCTCATTTATCTTATCATAGTACACATCTGACGTAGAATCAACGCCAGACTCTAATAGTTCTTCATGTACGAGCATAGCGTACCGTGTCATGCCCGTATCCTTCTGGAACCAATCGTTCTCAGCAACCCATTCTT